AATCCCATGATCGCTATAAACATTTAATAGAAGATCAAAGTCAAGGTTTAGCAGAAGGGGCAGAGGAGTGCTTAAAAAACAATCCGATTTCTTTAGCTATTCAGCAAAAGAGTCCTTATGTCTATCTTTTTGCCCATCCTAGAACTGCTGACGATGGTGTTACTAAAAGAATGATATGGCAAGCAAGAATCAGTCGACCGAGACCTCAAACAAATTCTTATCTTTTCAGAGCAAAATCTAACACAGATATAATCGAAATTTGCTGGTTATTGCCTCCTAAAGAGACCTGGAAGCAATATGAGAAAGGAAATGTTTGCGATAGTGAACTTGTCAGATGGTCTATAGATCAATATGTGCACAATAGTCGCGGTTTAGCAGAATCACATCCTGAAGACCTACCAGACCATCGAGGACGAGAAATCTATCTTGACGTAGTCAAGGCAATGAAATATAAGATGGTTTAATGGACGATATACCATGGTTCTTATATATCCCACTCGTATGGGCGGCAGTTGGACTTATAAGCCTTATCTATTTAGGAGAGGTATGTTTGGGATAACTAAACTTCAAAAAGACGTAAATGAGTTGATTAAGAGCGTGGATAACCTTCGAGAATCATGCGACGAGGCTATTGTCAATAAAGAAACCATCCTGAAGTTCTTGAATGACCTTCATGAAATCACAAAGTTAGCGCAACGAATGGAATTAACGAAAAGGGAAATAGATGGACAAGAAAATCAAAGCGATGCAAAAAACCACAAAAAAGTTGCAAAAAGAGGAAGGAATCCTTCTAAAAGCAGACAAGAAAAGGGATAAGGTATGCGATTATGGCAAGAAAATGATGGCAAAGAAGAAGAAATAACTTGTGAAATACCCATTGAAACAGTTATTGATGAATCCCTCAATAACTTCGGAAAAGTCTCTGTTCCATATTTGCAAAGAAAAAGCAAGGTTTCGTATATTAAAGCAAAAGAAAGATCCGAATTTAGCAGTCGAATACAATTAACAACATACGATCTATTATCAGACTATATCTTTAATGATAAGTTTAAGCCAGTGATTTCGGAGGCTTTCCTGTTTTATTAGAGGTAGTAGTTGATGTTCCCATGTAATCATCGCGCAAACGCCCAACTTTCTGCTTTATCCCACTACCGTAATAATCGCCCATAGGCATCTTGGTATTTGATACATGGGTTTCACGAACTCTTTTAAGAGGCTTTAAAGGCTTCATCCTAAATCATCATCCTGCATCGTGTTTCTTCTAGTCTGAGGAAGCACATCTACAGTTTGTACTGGATTACCAGCATGACCAACTGGTTGTCTATGCCCCACACCATAGTGTGTGCCAGCATTTATAAAGTTAGACGACCTCTGATCATACTGTGGACATCTAAAATCCCATTGAATACCCACACCATCGACTGGTTTGTCTTTGGGATTCTGATCCTTGATAGCAATAGGATCAGCAAATTTTGACTTCCCTGATTTTTCAGTTGTGCGATTTTTTGCCTTGGCTGTATTTCCATAGGCTTCAATGGTCTTGGTACTTTTCATAAAGTTATTCCTAGTTTTGACCAGTTATGCCCGAAAACATGAATAACTGGGTATAAAAGGCCCTCTAGAATACATGCAACTTGAGGATGTAAGTGTTCTAGTCAACGGGTGGGCCAACCGTTTAGTTTCTATATTCAGGTAGCTTGCCTTGATGGCGCTTAACCTGTGAAGTTGCATCAACTTGCGACTTACGAATAGCTTCAGTCGTATCAATATATTTAGGTACAGAACCTGCACCTTCAGCTGAGCTTTCCATCTTTACTTTATGTGGACCATCTGGAAATACAGAACCTGGTGACCCTTTCCCTGCCCAGAAAGAATGGTCATCAATGCGCTGACCGCCTGAAATAACCCCAGAACCTTTCTTTTGACTATCTTCCATATATACGCCCTTAGAGCTACTACAGCTCTGTTTTGTTTATTCTTTCTTTATAACACCCTGCACGTATAAATCCAATAATTCTTTACGCGATTTAACCTTTTATAACAAGGCAGCCTGATTTTGAATAGTGTTTTGAGAGCCTTGTTGAAGACCTGGAATATCTTTCAGGATCTGCATCATGAATTCGTTAGCTTCGCTTGTTCTTTGTGCATCGATCTTTTCTAGATCTTCTCCAATAGACTGTTGGTTATTGAAGTTTTCTACTTGCTGCATCTTTACCATTGTCTCAATTGCACCAAGTTTGGCTGTAACATCAACCATCTTTGATAAAGCTTCCATCTTATCGCGTGTAGCAAGTGCCCTGTTTCGTGTTATTTCGCTCAGGCGCTCTTCATAAAGACCAACATCAGCTTGAGCTCTACCATGTCTTTCTTTAGCTATAGCTATATTTGCAGCGGCTTTAGAATAAAGTTCTTTCAGTTTTGCATCTTCTACAGCATGTTGTAGGTTTTGTGCTTCGCCTTGCGCTGCCTGCATCTGTTGTTCTTGCTGTTCTAAAATCTGAATAATCTCAGCCTTACCTGTAATATTGAGCTTAGGAATGATCTGAGAGGGTGAAAATACTTCTCTGCCAAAGGCTTGATTCATATCCATCATCTGCTGAGCTTGGAGATTTGCTGTGTTGGAGTCAGGTCACTTTCTTCTACAATCGTCTGGAATTTAGAGAATATGCGACTATAGAAAAATGGTGTCGGTTCATCACCTATAAGAAGACCGACTTTTTCAGCATTCCAGTTGTTTAAGCATATCTGTAAGAGCCTTTCTCCAAGAAGTTTGTCTGAATAATCCCACTGATCGAAATATTTTTGGAATACCATCAGATTTGCAGCTTGCTTTAGCATCATTGTGAGGCTAGATATTTGCTTATCTTGCTGGCCCGACCAATTCTCCATATTGATGCCAGATGTGCTATAGATAAGATCTGCCATTTGCTGAGCTAAAGCCATATCAGACTCAGGAACACCACTAGGAATGATTTTTTCAACATCGGACATCTCATATCCTTCGTTGATTAATACATCCCATCCCTGCCCGGTTTTCTTTAGATTGTCCTCATTAGCAACAGCTCCAATCTTTCTCTTCCAACCTGCATTAATGGTTGCGGCAGTGATATCATTGTTAACGATAACCTTATAGTTGAAAAGGAACTGAGGATCTCGCATGGTTCGAACAAGACCACGAACTCGAAGATCATAGTAGTTGATGTGAGGCTCATAGTTCCAATAGTAAGGAATAAATGGGCAACCGCCGAATCCAAGCGGATTGTCTCCCTGAAACATGAGTTGGTCGTTTAGGACAACTGCGAGCTTCCAGCAGGGCACCTCTACAGTAACTTCCTCCATATCTTCTATGTGATAGAGAATAGACTCTAATTGCGCATCTCCACCTGCGTAATCAAAGAACTGGTTTCTCTTTCTACTGTAGAGACGCTTTTTCTTTCTTTTCCATTTATACCAAACATAGGAAAGGACCATCAAATCATTTCTTGCCATGTTGTAATTTTCAGGCAAGAAATAGAACGAGCCATATCTCTGAGGAGTACCAGCCATCGATGCGATCGAATCTAGCTTATCTGGAAAACGGTTCTCGGCTTCTTTCTTACTGATATATTCTTGGCACCAAACGAACTGGGCATCTGACATATCAGGGCTTCTGAAATATGGATCGACTAGGAAAGAGTTATATTCCCAAACCTTTACTTTCAGTTGTCCTTGCGCTTGATCATCACCTGTATAATCTAGATATGGTTGCATCAAAACCATTCCAGATATAGTAGCGAGCTCTTTTGCTTTAGACTTCTGTTCGTGGATATCACCTGCATTAGCTACATGCGTAATCAGTCTGGTATATTGATCAGTAGTCTGAGGATCCGCACCTTCAGTAGGTATATATGCGAAATTCTTTCGGTGCTGTCTTTCATAGCCGGTAATCATATTTACTGGCTGCTGAATGAGGTTGAAGTAGTATTGTTGGTAATTAGTTGAGGGCGAGAAGTTGAAATAACGATTCACAAATGACTGAGAACCAGCGTAAAATAGAGTGTCGATGTTGCTCTGATTCCAACGCGATTGCTCTATGGGTTGGAACTTGCTATAGAGGTTATCTAACCATTGTCTGATATTCCCCTGGCCTGGTTCCAGGTTGTTATTCCAGGGCGGAAAATAGAAAGTCACCTTGTCCTCAGTATCCTAGAGAATTCCTCAAGATATACGAAACATTTAATTATGGCAATGACATCGCTATTTTCAGCTTTTCCCATTACATCTTTTCATCTTTTGGATATTTTGAACCATGTGAAAAGAAAATCTACAGCGGAATAGAGAAGAGAAACACAGGCGAAATATTCAAAAACAGTGCTTGGCATATGAAACCTATTGAGTGTTTCCACTCTATTTAACATATTGGTATTATTTGAATACATAAAATTAATCAAAAATTTCTTCGAGTAGGCGTATATCGAGGAAGACCAAAGCCATCATTTTGTTTAATTGGCTCTGGCTTATATGTAGGCACTTTATGCGTGGATAAACAATAACGAAGGCAGTCGATTGCGTGGTCGTTTTGTTTGATTGGGGCATCGTCGCCACGTTGTCCAGCTTTTGGATCCCATGAGTAGCCTTCTATCTCTCTTATCAAGTTCTTGCATTTAGGAGAGATGGTACAAACACCACTTTGCACTATCGTGGTCATCTTTATGATGCCTTGCTCGACATCGTTATCGGCATCAACTGTATGTAGGCCTTTACGATTGAGTTCGGCTCTTAAAGCTGCTGCGCTTGGATCTATGTATAGATTCTTAACGGTATAATTTTCAAGGAAAGCTACGATATCTTCGGCTAGCTCTCCAACAAGCTTTTGACGACCTTTTTGCTTGATATCCCAGTAATATTCATCCTCAACATAAAAGGTCTTTCCCATCTGCGATTCTTGACCAGTAGAAACTCTAATAAGCACACAAGCAGTTGGATTATTCATTCCAAAATCTATTCCTGCAATCCAATATGAAGTGTTTCCAGGAACTTTTTCAGTGACATAAATGTCCCTATCCCAGAAGTCAAAGATAGCACCTTCTGCTAAGCACCAAAGTCCAAGGTAGTTTCTTTTGTAAAAAAGCCCTGTCAAACTAGTAGAAAGCATTTGTTTGTAATCTTCAGGCAAGAAAGGATTGTCATCTATCATGAATTGAAGGGAATAGTAATTTGGATCTCCCTTTTCAGCCAAGTCTATCCATTTCTTAATCTTATGGTCCGGGTGTTTCGGGTTCATCGACGCTATACCTATGCTATGAGGCTGACGAAGCCTTGTAGCTATCATGTCGATCACGTTTTCCGGATATAAAGACATTTCGTCACAATAGGCTATGCTAATCGTCTTTCCTTGAATTCTTCCGATAGAACCTTCATCCTTAGCTCCTATCACAATGATGGTTTTGTCTTTGTATTTGAGTTCGCCTTTACCAGGCATCCAAGTACAAAAAGGCTTAAAAATAGAAAATTCCGGGCTTTCCATGACAAGACGTATACAGTTTTCGTAGATAGTGCTAGAGCTGAAACCGAACATATAAATCTGACTGTCAGGGCATTCATGACAAGCTTGCATAAATCTAAATAATGTACCAACAGTTTTACCGCTTGACACTGGTCCATGAGCTAGATTCCAACGTTTTGTGCTATTGATAATAAATTCTAACTGCTTAGGAGAAAATGGGTTTTTGGTCAAACATCCAACCTAGCTTTAAGGCGCTTTTCAACTTCTCTTTCTATAATTTCTTCTAGATCAAATTCCGCCATACGTATGAGTTCGCTTACAGCTATTCTAAGAATAGAATTTTTAGCTTTTCCTATTTTTAAGGCGCTTATACGATTCGTTTTTATTGCACGTCGTATCGTATTAGGATGAACACCAAGTTTATTAGCGAACTCATTAACTGAATAATAGTCTTTGTCCATGTTCATCTAAGTTTACCTACTATTGTATCACAAAGTCAAGCTTGATTAACTATGTAAATATTTCTTGACTCTCTAATATTTAGTTACCATTATTGACTTTCAATAACAAGGGGTTTTCGATGGGTCAAGCATATGGCATAGGTGGTTTAATTAATGTTCCTCCGGGTCCTGTTTCTGGAAGAGGAGCGCCGCCTGCATCTTTTAAAGGTCAACTCGGTCAACAATATTTTGATACTTCGGTTAGTCCTCCACAAGAATACATCTATAATGGTTTGACTTGGGCTTCTGGCGGTAACTCTTATGCTACTACTACAGTTGCGGGTATCGTTGAATTAGCAACTGCCGGAGAAATGAGTGCGGGAACATCGACAACTCTGGTTCCTCCTGTTAAAGAAGTGTTTGATTATGTCAATAGTGTAGCTGTTGCTGGTGCACCTATAGCTCAAACAGGTGTTACAGGTATCACTAATCTATCTACAGACGCTCAAGCAGTAGCGGGTACGGCAACTGTTCCAGGGGTTACAGCTTTAGCCGTTCAACCAAGTAACCTAGCAGCCGTATTTGCTGCACCCCCAGCAATTGGTGGCACTACACCAGCAGCCGGTTCTTTTACAGCCGTTGTAGGAACTACAGCAAACTTTTCAGGTTTAATAACAGGTGGCGCAAGCGCAACAATTGACACAGGTGCTACAGCTTTGGCTCTTGGTGCTGATGCATCAACAGGTGCTATAAATATCGGTACAGGTGCCGGTGCAAGAGCGATTACAATAGGTAACGTAACTGGTGGAACTGCTGTTTCAGTTAACACAGGAACTGGCAACTTCACAGTTTCTACAACAGGTGCTGGAGATATTGTCCTAAATTCAGACGACACGGTTCTAATCGATGCTGACGGTGTCCTTGAGTTGAATTCATCAGCTGGTGTAATTGGAATTGGTAATGATGCCGATGCTCAAAATATCAATATCGGTACAGGAGCCGCAGCTAGAGTAATAACTTTAGGAAACTCTACAGGTGCCACACAGGTAGTCCTAAATGGTGGAACTGCCGGTACTGCCATTTCAGCTAACGCCATTGCTCAACCTGTTGTTATTGGTAACCAAACAGGTGCAACACAGGTAACAATTGATTCTGGTACAGGTGCTATAGCAATTGGTACAGCAATAGCTAAAACAATTACAATAGGTAACGTAACTGGTGCTACTGGTGTTGCAATAAACGTAGGCACAGGTAACTTTGCTTTGAATGGTGCTGCAGGTAGCACCTATGCAGTCGGAGCCGCAACTACAACAGGAACTATAACAATAGGTGGTACTGCTCAAACAGGCACTATGACTCTTGGTAGTTCTTCTGGAACTAACATTGTTGCCATTGGGGCTGGAGAGGGTGCTACGACAGTTAACGTTGCTGGCGGTGCAACCAATGCTAAGACTGTCAATATAGCTACTGGTGCAGTTGCTAACGTTGTAACGATAGGTTCTGTAACTGGAGCGGCTTCTTTGACTTTACGAGCAGGCACAGGTAACTTTAGTCTTGATGGCGCCGCAACTACTGCCTATACCTTTGCGCCTTCAACTACTTCAGGAACTATTAATTTTGGTGGTACTGGCGCTAACACTGGTACAGCTACTATTTTCGGCGGTACAGGAGCGCAAACAATCAATATCGCCAACTCAACTGGTGGTAAGACTGTAGCAATAGCAACCGGTGCGGGAGCTAATCTAGTATCTATCGGTTCAAACAATGGAGCGTCAAGCCTTACACTTCTTAACGGAACTGGGAATTTTAGCTTGGATGGTAACGCGGCATCTACATATGCTATCGGAGCGTCTACCACAACGGGTACGATCACAATCGGCGGAACGGCACAAACCGGTACCATGACGTTAGGATCTTCATCTGGTACAAATATCGTAGCAATAGGTGCTGGTGAAGGAGCAACGACGGTAGCTATTGCAAACGGTGCAACCAATGCTAAGACTGTGACTATTGGTACTGGCGCAGCAATGGCTAATACCATTACTTTAGGTGGTACTGGCGCTAACGTCATTACCATCGGTGACACACAGACAGCTGGCAGCTTCTCTCTTGGAGCTGCAATGACTACTGGAACTATTAACATAGGTTCTACAGCAGCAGGTACAGGTACTGCAACGTTGTTTGGTGGTACTGGCGCTCAAACCATCAACCTGGCCAACAATACAGGTATTAAGACAATTAACATCGCTGGTGATGGTGCAACATCTGCTAACATCATCAAGATTGGTACAGGTGCTGGTGCTCAAACCTTGACAATTGGTTCTACCAATACAACGAGTGCAACAACCATTCAAGGTGGATCGGGAGGCGTCAACTTAACAGGTGATGTCAATCTAACAGCTGTTGCTACCAAGATTAGTTTGAATGGTGGTGCAGCAACCGACTTCATTGGAACTGCAACATTGGTTGCAGGGGTTGCAACTATATCAAACACAAACATAGCAGCGGCTGATAGAATTATGATAACAAGAACTGCTTTGAATGCGTCTCCAGCTCTTGGATTCTTGATTTACACCATTACAGCAGGTGTTAATTTTGTTGTGACATCATATAGTGAAGCTGGTGCAGCTGCGGTGACGGATGTTAGCTCCTTCAGCTATGTAATATTCAGACAAACATAAATTTTAGCTTGAATGACGGCATATCTTTGTGATATGCCGTCTCCTGTAAACAAACTGGAGTTAATCATGCTAAAAAACAAAATTCACTATGACACTAAAGTTGACGACGAAGAGTTCACTTTTATCTGTAGAGCTGGATGCCCAACTTTAAAAGCGTACCAAGCTGCTGATGAATTTAGAACATATATCTATGGTCTGCTGAAGCAGCAAGAAGAACAACAACAAGCACAACAAAAAGCCGCTGAAGAAACTCCTAAAAAGGAATAAGGAAAAAAATGGGATATACCAATAGGCTTGCTTGGGAAACATTACGAACTCTAGATTCTGCTACATTTACTGGAGTTTATTTGGCGCTTGGAACGCCACTCCTATACCCTTCATATATCTGCAAATTAGTCAATAATTCAACAGTGCTTGTAACCATTTCAATCGATGGGGTCAATGACGTAGACGTAGCACCTTCAGGATCTTTTTGGCTATATGATGAAGGCAAGGTTGGATCAGCAGGTGCTTTCCCAGCACTACCAGCAAGAACTCAGATTTATGTCAAAGGGTCTGCGGGAACAGGTCTTGTATATCTTGTGACCCAATATATCATTGTAAACTGAGGAAATAATGAGTCAAGCAGGTTCGATAAATGGGGGGGGGAGTGGTCCTCCAGTAAACCCAGAAATTCCTACATCGTTTACAACAGATACAGGAGCAGCAGTTCCAGCTGCTAATAATCTTAATGTATTTGGTGATAATGGAATCACCACTGTTGGAGCCGGTGATACTGTAACAATAGGGTTTATATCTGGAACCAATGGTACAGTCGGTGCTGCAACTTCTACTATCTTGACGGATACACCGGATGATAATGCAACAACTACTTATCAAATATTGGTTGATGGTTTTGATGCAGCTAATAGCGAAGGTGTTGGAGGTCAACTTATCGGAACTGTTAGAAAGGTTGGTGGAGTTGTTACAGTTATAGGAACTCCTGACGATGTCTTAAATAGAGATGCGGGTTTAGCTGGATCTACATTTACTATGTCAGCATCGGGCGGAGATGTCATTGTAACAGCTACAGGTGTTGCCGGAAGAACGATAACATGGAAAGCAATTATAGCCGGTAAAACGTAGGTAAAATGGCTGGTTTCGATGATGATGTTATATATGGAACAAATGTCGACTTTACCGGCACTTTACCAGTATCAGGACAAATCAATCAAGACGGCGAGCTTCTTATAGGGTCTGCTGTCGCCCCATTCATTAGATCAGGTCTGCTTACCGGTTCTGGTGGAATTACGATTACCAATGGTCCTGGAACCATCAATATTGATGCTACTTCTGCTATTGGTGTCACAAATGTTGCTGGTACAGCTAATCGTATTACATCTACTGGTGGATCAACTCCAACAATAAATATAGCCCTTACATATGTTGGACAGACTTCCATAACAACTCTTGGTACTATCACGACAGGAGTTTGGAATGGAACCACAATAACTGTTGCAAACGGTGGTACCGGAGCTGTTTCTCTAACAGGATTGCTTACAGGTAATGGTACAGGTGCATTTACAGCATCAACGGTTACTCAGTATGGAACAGTTGTAGCTAGCACTTCCAATTTAGTGACGTCAATAGCCCCTAGTGCAACTTCTGGCATTCCCTATATCTCACAAGGAGCTGCATCTAACCCTACTTTTGGAACGGCTGTTGTTGCAGGTGGTGGTACCGGAAACACAACTTTCACAGCATATAGTGTGATTTGCGCAGGCACATCAGCAACAGGACCATTTCAGAACGTCTCTGGAGTTGGTGCTTTAGGTGAAGTCTTAACATCAAATGGGGCCGGTTTACTTCCAACATGGCAAGCAGCATCTGGCGGAGGAATACCTACGATTGGAGCGAGTACAGATAATGCTTTAGTTCGTTGGGATGGGGTTAATGGAGATGCTGTAAAAAATGGCGTTATAACAGAAGATAATACCGGAAACCTGTCTCAAACCGCTTCCGTAGCAGGTGCTACTTTATCTATAACAACCTCCAATACGTCGAATACGGCATCTTCCAACGCTCTACATCAACTAACCGTTGCAGGAACTTCTGCAGGTGATGCATTTACTACCTATACTGTTTCAGGAACAACGAATTGGTCTATAGGGACGGACAACTCTGTAGGAGGGGATCCATTCGTTATTGCTGCTTCAACAACTCTTGGTACTACCAACGTTCTCTCTATGACGACCGCTGGTGCGGCAAGCTTTGTTCTTGGTAATGTCGATGTTACCAAAAGTTCATCTGGTGCAGATGTGTCTCTTACTGTTTCAAACACGTCCGACACAGCATCA